TCCCATGTTTTTTAATTCTTCGATATGCTCGTCCACGTATTTTTTCACGTTCTCGTTAGCTGGATCAAATGGCCTTTGGTGTTGAGGTTTCTTTGTATCGATAATTTGATAAGCCTCATTAGACTCATCTGAATTCTTTCTTGGTTGATACTTTTTCTTCTTTCCTCGACGCGAGGGTACCTCAACAGCTGGTTGATCAGCTATGGCTGGATCTTTAGAGCAGGATTCGCTGGTATCGGATTCATAAGCTTCATCGTTGTAGTTGGCATTCTTCTTTCCTTTACGCGGCCTATATTTCCCAAGGTTAAGCCCGTACTTTTGCGCGTATGTACTATGAATTCTGTCAACTACATCTTCGACAGTGTTGTCTCTTCTAGCTTCATATTGAAGATCCTCGATGTCATCTTGATAACCTATGATCTCGTCGTCCTCGAACTCATCAAAACCTCGCAGGAAAATTTCACCACTGTCGTTATGAATAGCCGCGGCGACATGCTCGTCAAAGAAATCGACATCGTATGCTCTACCTTTGTAGCGGATAACTTGTCTAATCTTGTCGAACACGATATCCGTCGACTCTTCATCAACACGAGAACCTTCGAGGCTCTTATTAATGAACCACGTTACAATTTCGATTCGCACGGCTATATTTTTCCCGCCTAGCGTGCTCACGTGCACTCCAACCACAGACTTGCCTGAATAAATAGGGCCGCCTGAATAACCTTTCAAGGTTGAAGCAGTGTGCGAGATCTCAAGGGATTGCTCATCGGCTTTGCTCGTTTTGCCATTAGAGATGACGAGCATATTGCAACTTTTCTCGAAACCAACTGTGCTAACGTTGATGTTGTAAGACGATTTTCGATTGACGGATGATTCGCCAACCTGCAGTTTACTCCATATCTTTTTTGAGAGTGGAGTAGCAAAGGCATCGACTCGAGTTGTGAGGATTACGTTTTCATCCTCATCAAAGATCTTCTTGTCGATCTGCATTGCCCTTGCAGCATCTAAAACATAATTGCGCCCTTTCAGAGAAAAAGGGACTAAATAGACATCATAGGAAGAGCCAACGATTGGTTCAGCTATATGCCTAGCTGTCACAATGTGGTCTTTAACTCTGAAGCCCATTCCATGTGGTGTCAACGTTCCATCTGGTTTTTGCAACATAATTGCCACAACCTCTTTCCTATCAGAAGGGAAAAATCCTGATCCATCGATAGCCATCTCATTAACTCTATTGTTTAAAACATCGGTTGATGGAAATTTGACGTGCACGACGGTAGGGAATCCGCCTGTATGTTTTTCATCTGTACAAACTGAAACTTGGGTTTTCACGACGTCGTCCTCATAGGAGATTGTTTTCACCGCGGGAAATTTACTTCGTAAAACATCCACGATGCAACGGTAACAACTAATGATGCCGGCAGTCAACAGGAGCGGTATGGCGACGTTTAGAGCGACAAAAACGACTAAGTAAAGAGTCTGGGTATTGAGCCACGGAACGGCTGCACTAACCACAATGTTGTAGGGATATCCCACTGCATCACGAAAGAAATCTCCGACAGCGGCCCAGAAAACTAAGGAGGCTACCACCACATCCTCAATACTTGTTGGAGGGAAAGATAGTTGGCCTGTTTCGGCAGCTTCTACGGAATTATCTAACAGAAGCAGGTTAAACATCAACATTTTGATCAGAAACATTGACGCGTTCTTTGCATTAATTGATGACAGGCAGTAGCCTCGATCAAGCGGAGCCCGTTTTGCAGTGTGGGTCGGGATATTGCGTATGCAATTAATCTCCGATTGATTCATTGTCAATTCAATTTGAGCAGGACCGGACTCAACGTCGAGAAACCACCCTTCGTAAGAAGGATAGTCCCAAGTCCATACTATTAGCTGTAAGAACACATGGCCTGGTTTAAGGGAACCAAGGAACTGCGGTACTGGGTGGTTGTGAGTGATATCAATGAACCCTCCAACTTTCAATAGGAGATCAGCGCCCAGTTTTCTCAACAGGTGCAATGTGATGAGTTCAGATACTCTACCGTAATCATCAATTACATCTCTGGCTGTTGTGAAACAACACGGATCAACTTGCAAGCGATTGTCGTGTGGATTTAAT